CTGCTTCTTGGCGTGGCTGAAGAGGTAATAGTCGCCGCCGTCGTAGCCCAGCACGGTGAAGTGCTTGTTTTTGACCAGGTCGTCTTCTTCCTCGAAGTCTTCCTCTTCATCGTCGGCGGCCGGCTTCGGCTGCGGGGCAGCAGCCTTGGCCCGGGGTGCTGGCGCCGGCTCATCGTCGCCGCCACTGGTATCCGTGTCGGAATAATCTGGCTCTGGCTCGCCGTCCCACGGCATAGCGTCGGGCTCTGGATCTGGCGCAGGCGGCTCAGGGTCAGGCTCGACGGCGAACTTGTCCCGGACATCCTGGGCAAGCATGGTCGATGCCTTGAGCACAGCCATCAGGCTCATGCCCTCGGGGAACTCATCCGCTAAGTCCCAGCCGCATTCCAGTCCGGCCGGCGGCACAACGAACTTCACCGCGGTAGCGCTGTCGGCGATGCGGTCGTAGATGTCGAGCATGCAGGCGGTGCCAGGCTGGTCAAGGAACGGCACGAGCTGCCCGGCCTTGGCGTGAGTGTCGACGTATAGCTGCTGGTCGGCATCAGGCCACAGGCCCACGCTGCGGCCCGCCAGCGGCGTCCAATCCACGAACTTGACCGCTTTGCCGCCGCCAGGCCACGAAACGACGATAACCTTGTCCATGCCGATCCCGGCATCGATAAACTTCTGCTGGCCGCCGTCGGCAGCTTTCTCGCCCTCGGCGACCATGATTTGCGCGCCAGGGTTCTGAGCGATCTTTTCCAGGCCGTACATCGGGCGCGGCTTAGAAAACGACGTCCAGCGCCACGACATCTCGCCGGTGTCGGTGTTTACGCAGAATGATTGCGGCATGACCTCTTTGCCGCCTTCAGGCTTCTCGAACCGGCTGATGTAGCCAATGAGTTCGCCCTCGGCGTTGAGATAGGTCCAGCGCTTCGAGGCGGTCAGCTCTTGCCAGACGCCGTCGACCTTGCGGTTGAAGATGTCCTTCGGCTTGAGTTTGTTGTCGGCAGGCACGGGCACTATCGGGAGCCAGTCCGGCTTTTCTTCGACGCATGCGGCGCGCGGGATCGGCGCATTTTCGCCGATAGGCAAATCGCCAAGGATTTGCTTCACGGCCTGTGGAAAACCGAGGTTTTCGTAATCCATGACGAAGTCGATGGCATTGCCACCAGCACCACAACCGAAGCAGTAGTACATGTTCTTGTCAGGAACGACAGAGAATGAGGGGGATTTTTCTTTATGGAATGGGCAGCACGCTTGATATTCGGTGCCGTTCTTTTTCAGGTCCAGATATTTTGAAATTGTTCCGACGATATCGGCCTTCGCTCGCACCATCGTAGATTCAGAAATTTTCTGACTCATATCCCTTTCTGCCTTCGGGTAAGCTGCGGAAAAAAGTGGGCAAGCGCTGCAGAATGCGCCGTTCAGAATCGGTAGCTAACCGGCCCCTAGCCCAAAACAGTAATGGCACTGAGCGCGGCTAAGCGCTCAGGGTAAGCCATGAAATTTGATGATAGAGCGGGATGTTACCCTAAATTGAGAGGGCGCGCTGCTTTCCAATCAGCAACAATTTGCAGAGCCTCTTCAGGGGATGCTGCAATGCCGGCGATGCCGCCCGCGCCAATCACCTGCTCCATCCAGTTTTTTTGCTCTTTGGTCACCTTGCCGCCTTCGGTTTTCTTGGCCTCGACGCTGGTGAACACTGCCAGCGTGCGACCGACCATCTCCGGCGTGACAACGATTGTTGTCCAGCCAGGGAGGTCGCATGCACCAATGACCGGCTCGCCGGAGACTAGACCGAAGCCCAGCGCGATCGAGCGCGGCGCCAGGATGTGGATCGAGCCGTCGGCAAGTCGGTGTACACCCTTCTTGGGCCCCAGGTTTGAGACCCAACCTTTTCCCGTATTCAGCCTGAAGAGCCGCGACACCTTGCCCATGGCGATCCAGATCGAGCGCTGTACGTTGCCTTCACTTGCCATTTTCGGCCGCCTTGGCTTCACACTTCAGCGCGGCGTATGCGATGCCATCTTCCCCGCTGTCAGCGTGATAGCCCTGGCGCGTGAATAGCCGCACATCCTTGAGCACCTGCATGAAGTGCCAGCCCTGGGCCTCGGTGATGGCGGTCCCATGAAAGCGATTGAAGATGTCGACGGTCTGAGCCATGGAGCGCTCGCCTTCGGGCTTGTCGTAGGTGCTGGCACGATCGAGCATGTGGCCGGCAGCTGCTTGCAGCAGATCTGGTGCTGTAGTCATAGTCGTTACTCAAATTAGAACGGGATGTCGTCGCCAGTGTCTGGTTTCACCGGCGGATTCTTCGTCGGCTGCGGAGCGCTGGCATTGCGTGCAGCGCCCTGCTGCGGAGCAGCCTGCTGACGCGGAGCACCGCCCTCTTCCTTGCCGCCCAGCATAGTCATCTGGTTGGCGCGGATCTCGGTCGAGTAACGCTTCTCGCCATCCTTCTCCCACTGGCGCGTCTCGATCTTGCCCTGGAAGAACACCAGCGCACCCTTGCGCAGGTACTCACCAGCTATCTCTGCCAGCTTGCCGAAGATCACCACGCGGTGCCATTCGGTCTTTTCCTTCTGTTCGCCGGACGCTTTGTCCTTCCACTTTTCTGAGGTGGCCACGCTGACATTGCACACTGCGTCACCGTTCGGCAGGTACTTTACTTCAGGATCCTGGCCCAATCGGCCGATCAGCTGCACTTGGTTGAGAGATGACATCAGTTATTGCCCTCCAGGGCATGTTGAGAGTGGTAGAAATCGGATGCGAAATCGCGGCCCCAATTCTGCTCGCGGGCGACGCGTTCCAGTTGTTCAAGTGTCATTGCTTTGAGTTCGTCGAGCGCTGGTTCCGGCGGACGCTCTGGCGCCTTCGGCTTCTTGCGCTTGCGGGACTCGAAGATCGCTTTCGCCCAACCTGGCTTGTAGCCACGCTCGACTGCGATCCGCTGAAGCTCAGCCAAGTCCTTCGCCTTACCGACTTCGATTTTCTTGTCGCGCTTGATGGCCTCGGCCATCTCGGGCGTCAGCTCGTGCAGGTCACCATCAACCTCTTCGAGCTGGCGCGTTTTCATCTCGTAGATGTGACCACAGCCTGGGCACGTCGGCTCTGGCATGTGCGCCAGGTAGCATTTGGGGCACTGGAAAACGTCGATGACCTTCTCGACCTTCTTTTTGCCCTTGCCCTTCGGCTTGCCGTCGAGCGACCATTCACGCTCTTCGTTGGGCATGCCGTGCTTGCGTTTGAATTCGCCATCCTGGATCGAGCCGACGTTGCCGACGTGATCAAGCAGCCAGCACTTGGTCTTGCCGTCGCTGGGCCGCATGACCCGGCCGACCTGCTGCAGGAACAGCGCCTCGGACGCGGTCGGCCGAAGCATGATGCAACAGCCCAGGTCAGGAAGGTCGTAACCCTCGCTGACCAGGTCCACGGTGCAGGCGCCGTCGAGGTCGCCGCGGCGCAGACGCTTGTTAACGTCGGTGCGCTCAGCGTCGCTCATCTCTGGCTGGCCGACCAGCAGCGCGAAGCGGTACCCGGCCGCATTGAACTGCTCAACCACGTGGCGGGCATGCGCAATGCTGGCGCAGAACACGATGGCCCGGGCGCCTGGGCAGATCTTCGTGTATTGCTTGACGGCTGACCCAGTGATGCGCGGCTTGTCGACGCGCTGGGCCAGGTCGGCCAGGTTGTAGTCGCCCTCGCTATTCGTTTTCAGACCATCAAGGTCGGGTTGCTCCAGGCTGGTATAGACGATCGGATTGAGCAACATGCCCTTGCCGATCAGCGCCAGCACCGTTGGCCCTTGGACCATGTCGAGGAACACGCCGCCGCAATGCGCGCCCAGGCCTTTGCCGTCGCCACGTACCGGCGTTGCCGTCACGCCGAGCATCGGCGGTTTGCCGAGCAGATCCCAAACGATGCCCCACTTATTCTTTGCCAGAACGTGGTGCGCTTCGTCGAAGATGCAGAGGGAGAATTCGTATTTGCGCTTCTTGAGCCGGATGATCAGCGTGTCGATGCTGGCCACCTGGACTTTCTGGCGCGGGTCTGCGGTGAAGTGCGGGCTGATCATGCCGTGGGCAATGCCCAGGTTCGTCAGCGCTTGCGATGCCTGCAGCAGCAGCTCTTTACGGTGCACGATGATGATCACCGTGTTGTCGCGTTCTGCCGCGCTGGAAGCGATATAACTGAAGGTGTACGTCTTGCCACCACCGGTCGGGAGCACAAACAGCACCGGTGAATCGCCGCGCCGAAAGGCAGCACGGATTCCATCGACTCCAGCTTGCTGGTAGTCGCGCAAACTAATCGCGGCCATAAAGGTTCTCTAGGCGCCGCATCGAGTATTAGTCGGCGCCATATAGGGTGTTGGGGGGATTACGCTCGGGCTGCGACTTCGGCGGCAATGACCGCCTTCTCCATTTTGTCCACCAGGGTGATCGACAGCGGAGCCTTTTCGCGCCAGCGATCAGGAGTCGCACGCGCAACGCCGGAGCTGACACAGATGTCGGTGACGGTGATGCCAACCGCAGCGCCGCGCTTAATCAAAGCGTCGACGCGGGTATAGAAGGACTCCGCGAAGCTGCCCTCTTCCGGCTTGACGCCACGTGCCACGAAATTGCCGCCGCCAGCACGGGCCAAAGCGCCGTTAGCAGTGTCTGTTGCAGTGGTGCTGCCCATAAGGCTTTCCTCGGATGTGTAGTTCAGTCCGAGAATCTTACCGTATATGAGCAGCCATCATCAAATTTTTCGAATGTGTTGACGTGATACTCAAATATAAGCAATGATTTAGGAAGTAGCGCCATTGCAGGCACCGCCGCAAAGCGTGAATTATCCCAAAATGATCATTGATAAGGAAAGCCATTTGGACGCTCAAACGCGTTTGCATGGGCTGGTGGATCTCGACAACGAGGCTTACCACGCCGGCCCGGGCATCAGTAAAAGCAAGCTCGACGCTATTGCTGTCAGCGGGCTCAACTACTGGGACAAGTACATCAACCCCGACCGCGAGCCGGAAGACTTCAAGCACTGCTTTGCTGTTGGTGACGGTACGCACAAGCTGATTCTTGAGCCCGGCACCTTTGAGCAATCGTATGCGGTTGGCTTTGATAAGTCGGCGCATCCGGAAGCGCTGGACAGCTCGGCAGAGCTGAAGAAGGCATGCTCTGACAATGGGTGCATGACCAGCGGCACCAAGCCTGAACTGGCAGAGCGCTTGATCGTTGAAGCCGGCATGCCGCGTGATCGCATCATGCTGCTGCTGGAGCAGGATCACAACAAGACGATGGCCGGCAAGATCGCCATGCCGTCCCGCGACTACAAGAACATGCTGGGCATGCTCCGGGCAGTCAATCGTGACCAATGGGCCGGCGGCCTGCTGTCCGGAGCCACGTCGGAGCAATCGTTCTTCATCGGCGGTGAGCAAGGTTACTGGTGCCACGACACTGAAAAATGGGTCACCGTCGACTTCCTGCGCAAGTGCCGCACCGACAGTGTCACCGCCAACGGCCAGTGGATCGTCGACCTTAAAACAACCGACGACGTCAGTCTGGACGGATTCGGTAAGGTCATCGTCAACCGTCGGTACGAGGTGCAAGCGGCTTGGTACCTGGACATCCTGAAAGACCTGTACGGCAGCGACGCGCCGCGGGGATTTGCGTTCATCGCCGCGCAGAAGACCCGGCCCTACGATGTCGCGGTCCACTACCTGACAGAAGAGCAGATCGAGCGTGGCCGGCGCCTCTACCAGCGCGACGCGATCCGCCTGCACCACTGCATGACCACGGACACCTGGCCCGGCGCCGCCAATGGCGACCTGCTGCAAGCCAAGTTTCCCCGCTGGGCCGAAATGCAATTTAACGACAACTACTGAAGAGAAACGCCATGCAAATTCATCACGTCAAGATCAACTCCATCCTCGGCATCACTGAGCTGGAATTCGAAGCCGGTAAGTTCAACGAGATCAGCGGGCGCAACGGCCAGGGCAAGACCAGCGTGTTGGAGGCTATCAAGGCCGTGGTGCAAGGCGGCGGGCACGACGCTACCCTGCTGCGCAAAGGCGAGGAAAAGGGTGAGATCGTGCTGGTGCTCGACGACGGCATGCAGTTGAGCCGCCGCGTCACCGAAGCGTCCAGCCCTATCGACGTGCGGAACGCCGACGGCGCCAAAATGGCCCGCCCTGCCGATACCATCCGTCGACTGTCTGATGCGCTGTCCGTAAACCCGATCGAGTTCCTGCGAGTATCCAAGAAGGACCGCGTCAAGACGCTGCTCGAAACCATGCCGATCGAAGTCGACACCGACAAGCTGACCAAGATCAGCGGCATCAAGGTCACCGCGCAGGCCGGCCTGCATGCCCTGGCTGTGATCGAGCTGACCCGCAAGCAGGTTTACGACGAGCGCACCGGCACGAACCGCGCCGTCAAAGAGAAGGACGCCACGATCAACCAGCTGCGTTCGGCCATGCCCGACGTGCCTGGCGACGCCGAAGGCAGCGAGGAAGAGATCCGCGCTGCCGTGGCAGCCGCTACGCAGACCAAGGATGAAGAGCTGGAGCGCGTGCGCAATAAGCTGGCCGGATTCCAGTCAGCCACCCAGGCCGCGATCGACGAGATCCGCACCACCACTCAGGCGGCGATCGACAAGGCCAAAGCCGACGGCCAGGCGCTGGTGGAAGCCGAACAGGCGAAACTGCGCGAGATTGAAGGCAAGGCCGGCACTCAGCGCGAACTGACCATTCAGCGCCACACCGACGCAGTGACCCCGCTTAATCAGACGCTGACAGCGATCGCCGCCAACCGCAGCGCCCACGCCAAGCGTGAGCAGGCCATCGAGACCATCGAGCGGATGGAAACCGAGCTGACCGATTTGACCCTGGACGCGGCCAACCAGTCAGCGGCGATCACTGCCATCGACCAGTACAAGTCGGACCTGCTGAACAGCCTGCCTATCCCGGGCCTCGAAGTGAAGGACGGCGAAGTATTCCGCAACGGCATCGAGTTCGACCGTCTGAACACTGCCCAGCAGGTCGAGATCGCAATCGAGATCGCCAAGCTGCGCGCCGGTGACCTGAACGTCGTGTGCGTCGACGGCCTTGAGCTGCTGGACCCCGCCGCGTTCGAAGCTTTCAAGGAACAGATTATCGAATCCGGCATGCAAGTATTTGTCAGCCGAGTCACCCCGGACGACTTCGAAGTAAAAGTCGACTGATACACAAGCACTACCATCCGTATTTGAGTATACTTGCGCAAAACCCCTGAGGAATAAGCAATGTCCCAAGAATTGATCACCACCAACCAGCAGCAAGTCGCCCCTTTCGGTGGCCGTAACTTGCCCGGTAGCGTCAACGCCGGTGCCGTCTCGATCGAGATCGAGCGCGCCATTGCCGAAGCGCAGGGCCAGTTGATCATGGCCAAGCGCTTTCCACGCGACCTGGTGTCGGCAAACGCCGAACTGATGGACTCGTGCAAAATCCTTGGCATGGCCGAGGTGGCTTTCTACTCGATCCCGCAGGGCGGCCAGAAGGTCACCGGGCCGAGCATCCGACTGGCTGAAGAGATTGCCCGCGTGTACGGCAACTTCGAATACGGCCACCGCGAACTGAGCCGCGTCGAAGCGGGCCCTGGGCCGAAAGACTTCGGACGTTCCGAGATCGAGGTTTATGCCTGGGACAAGCAGACCAACAACCGCACCATCCGCCAGATCACGGTGCTGCACGTTCTCGATACCAAGGACGGCCCGCGAAAGCTGCGCGACCAGAAGGACATCGACAACAAGATCGCCAACGTTGCGAGCAAGCAGACCCGTGGCCGTATCCTGCAGATGATGCCTAAGTGGATGGTCGAAGGCGCCATCGCCGAGTGCCGCAAGACCCTGGCGGGCGAGAACACTGAATCGGTTGCCGCGAAGATCCGCAAGTTGGCCAGCGCTTTCGCAACGCTCGGCGTGACCCAGGACCATCTGTCCAAATACCTCGGCCACCCACTGGACGAGACGCTTCCAGAAGAGATCGCAGATCTGCGTGGCGTGTACGCGGCCATCACCGACGGCACCGCCGCCAGCGAGTTCTTCGGCGCGGAGGAAGATCAGTCGGCCGCTAAGGCCGGTGCGTCTCTGGCTGAAACGGCGAAGGCCGGCGCGGCAACTAGTGCGGCCACTACTGGGAAGCCTGAGCCGAAGAAGGCAGCGGTAAAGGCGGCAGCGAAATCTGAGGTCAAAGCCGAAGCTGCCAAGGTAGTGGAAACCAAGGTCGAAGAAGCGAAGGCCGATCCCGTCGCGGATACTGTCGCTGACCCCGTCATCGAAGACAGCAATTCTGATGAAAACGACAGCAACGTCGCTGAAGAAGCGGACCCGGAAGTGACCGATACAGCAGCCGTTGTCACGGATGACCCGAAGAACAAAGCCGACATTTTCTAATTCTCGCACGCCAAGGATGGCAGCATGTCCGAACCGAAGTTTATGAGCCCGCAAGAATTGTCCGATCGCTGGGGTGGACGCATCAGCGTCCGCACCCTGGCGAACTGGCGCACGCAGGGCTCAGGGCCAGCATTCACGAAGATAGGTGGAGCAGTCCTTTATTCGCGCGACAAGCTGGTCGAGTACGAAAACCGCAACACCGTCAACAGCACCAGCCAATACGGCTCAATAGGCGCATAGCGCACCGGAGTATTTATGAACAAGCAAGAACTGATCGACGCAATCGCTGAATCCACCGAGCTGTCCAAAACCGCCGTAGGCGCGGTACTGGCCTCCATGGCAGCGGTCACCAGCAACGCCCTGGAGGATGGCAAAGAAGTCACCCTGCATGGCCTGGGCAAGCTCAAGCCAACCCACCGCAAGGCCCGCGCGGGCCGAAACCCTTCGACTGGGCAGCGGGTAGACATCCCGGCGCAGAACGGCGTCAAGTTCGTGATCGGCAAGTTTCTGAAAGACGATCTGAACTGATCAAAACGGCGGGGCTTCGGTCCCGCCATTTTCATTTGCATGGCTAATAGGGAAAGGACATGACCGACATTCTTACCACCGGCACCGCGTTGGGCGATCTAGCCGCCGAGCGCCAGCGGCAGATCAGCGCCGAGGGCTGGTCGATCGAGCACGACGACGCCAGCACCAGCTGCGAGCTGGCCGCGGCTGCAGCGACATACGCCCTTTGTCTCAAGCCGGAGCAGCTGGAAGTTTGCGGAGCTACCGCCTGGCCCTGGCCGGCCCATTGGTGGAAGCCGACCACCTACCGGCAGAATCTCGTGAAGGCCGGCGCCCTGATCCTGGCCGAGATCGAGCGCATAGACAGGGCCGCTGTCAAGGCTTCGGCCAGCCAATGAAAACCCCGGACGTGAAGGCAGCCCTCAGGGCTCGCTTCATCGCCCCGGAATGGTCCCTCTTCTTCGAGGTGGCCGACGCCACCGGCTCACGCCAATCCCGGTGGGCCGACGCCGTCGCGATGAACCTGTACCCATCCCGGGGCCTGGAGATCCACGGCTTCGAGATCAAGGTCAGCCGGTCAGACTGGCTGCGCGAGCTGAAGGATCCGACCAAGTCGGCGCCGGTGCAGCGGTACTGCGATCGCTGGTGGATCATCTGTCCAGATGGCGTGATCAAGCCTGGAGAGCTGCCGCCGACCTGGGGTCACTACGACGTCAAGCCGGGCGGCGTGATCCGCCAGGTGGTGGCCGCGCCGAAGCTGGATGCGCAGGTGGTGACCAAGGAATTTATGGCCGCTCTGGTCCGCCGGGCGGGCGCCGTGGATGCCGAGGAAGTGTCGAGCATGGTCCGTGCCGAAGTCGAGCGACAGCGCGCCATGGACAAAGACAACATCGATCGCCAGGTGAAATCTCGGACATCCGAGGCCGATCGCTCGATCGAGCAACTTAAAGAAATCGTCCAGTTTGCCGGCCAGGACTACAAGCGCCGGATCAACTCCCAGGAGATCGGCCAGGCCGTCAGGTACGTGCTCGATGCGGGCGTTCTGAACACATACGCGGGCATCGGCCACCTACGGAACATCGCCGCCAAGTTCGCCAAAGACATCGACGCCGCCATGCCAGGCCTTCCGCCTGAAAAATAGCGGCATCCCACCCATTCACGGCTTATCCCGTCCGATCTTGCGCCCTAAGTGCGCCCATAGCCATTTTGAAGCGCCGGTTTACGCTCTGTTGACATTCCGGGGCGTTTCTTTAAATGCTTGTTTTGTAAGTGATTAAAGGGGATTTGCCGGCGTCGTTGGCTGTCTGACCAGCTTGCCCTCTAATCAGGGCTACATGCCTCTCAATCAGGATGACACCGGTGCTCGCTATTTCACCGATACTCATTTATGATCACGGCATCAAACGGTTAGCTGCGAGACGCGCGCCGGGTTGATCCCCCAAAATCACTGCCAGCAACGGACTATTGCGCCCTATGTGCGCCCAGATGGGTTTTGCACGTGCGCCCTAAATCCGTGCTGCCATCAGGGCGCGAAAGCGCTCAATGACAACGAGTGAAGTGATCATGCCAAAACTGACAAAGACGCTGATTGATAACGCCA